ATAATTAAATGCCTAGGATCTCGAAGGGGTTAGGATCTCGAAGGGGTTAGGATCTCGAAGGGGTTAGGATCTCGAAGAGGTTAGGATCTCGAGGGGGTTAGGATCTCGAGGCACCCCAAGGATCTCGAGAGGGTTTGTAACATTTATCACAAGCTGAGAGTGATACACAGGCTTGTAATATATGTCACAAGTCATCAAATATACAAGTCAAAGTAAAATATATTACACACTCATAAGTTACAGATCAAGGCATCATTTAATACAGTATTAAATGTGACAGTCGATCGGTAACAAATAAGACAAGTAACAAATGCGACAAGGCCTCTGATTCGTGGCCTCGCTGAACACTGAGGCCCCCGCGGGTTACTCTCAACCCCTTGTGCCATTTGTTACAAATAAAAGTTTCTTGACGGTTTGGGGTTACGTTTTAACCTGAAATGGTCTAAGTTGGTTTTCGAGCGGGGGACTCACCCTAAACCGCTCCACTCGCCAAACCTCAGTCGATCTAATGAAACAAACCCTTGCCTTAATGGCGCTGTCATCTGTCCTGGCAGCCTTTGGCATCACTGTCGTGACAGTGGACACACAAGCAAAATTCCAAGCCTTGCAAGCTGCACGGCTCGCACAAGTCGCAGCACTGACCAAATAGGCCCAAAATCATTCCTGCATCATTTGATACGTGCAACCCTATCTTTTTGGGGTTACGCTTTAACCTCAAATGGTCTAGGTTACTCATCAAGCGGGGGCACTCAACCCACCAACCGCTCAACACACTCTCGCTCTCCATCCGATCAAATGTCCTTCTCCTTTTCCCTCGTCGCAGTCCTACTGCTGCTGACACTGCCGCTGGTGATCCTGTGGCGTCTGTCACTGACTCCTCAGCAGGATCAGACCCGTCGCATCCGTCAGGCCCGCCGCGTCACTGGCCTCAGTCAACAGAAACTAGCTGCCCGATTCGGTGTGACACGCCACCGCGTCCGCGTTGCGCTGGCTGCTGCCTGATTGATAACAACTAAAAAAAAACTTACTAACAACAACTCACAACACTTTTGATCATGCGTAAAATTGAAGCGCAGACGGTTCAAGCTGTCAAAAATCTAATCTTCAACGCTACATTCTCCGGCCGGTATTTCAAAAGCGGCAACATGGAAGTTTCACAGGATCACACCGAATCCGGCCGTATTGTATCAGTCAGGCTGCACGGTAACGAGATTTGCGCCATCAGGCCCGATTCTCAGCACATTTGGTTGTCTGATTGTGGGTATCAAACAAGAACCACAAAAAGCCGGTTAAATGTTCTTCTCCAATGCTTCTCCCGCGGTTTCAGAATCTATCAGAAAAATTTTGATTGGTTCCTGTCAGGCTATGGCGGAGAAGATGTTAGTTTCGACGGTTTCGATTCTGTGCCCTTAAGCATGGATCATGAAGGCTACGGGTTACAACTTGCGGCAAAAATAGCCTAAACATTCTTCACACTTCCAACCTTACAATTCTCCATCATGATCTATCGCGCCCCATTACTTGATCCCGAAACTAAAACCCTAAGCAATGATCATTACAAAGTGATGACTACAGCGCAGTGGTGGAAGTTTGCGGAATGGTCATTACAAACAGGCAAAAATGTTCAGACACTATTAGAAGAATTTAACCCGATTGCAGAGGAAGAATCACCCGAAACAATTCGATTGTGTGGCATCCTGCCAACTTGTGGCCTGCCTGGATGTTTAGATTCTGATGGATCTGTTCACACTTAATACAAACAATCAAACAAGCATTCTCACAGAAAAACATGCCTTCCCCTTACATTCCTTCCACTCGCGTTAAGTATCCGAAACCAGCCGATAAAAAGAACCGACAGCTAAATGTGAGAATTGACGATGATACTTTTGACCTTTTAGTAAGTGTCAAGCAGGCCCGAAAAGATGACGGACTGATTGCACCTTTTGCCCGACAGTTACTGACTGAAAAGCTGCGCGAGATAGCAGCTGCAAAGTAAAAAGAAAAACAGTCGATCCCTTGCGATCCCTGGCCCCCGTCTCACAGCGGGGGCTTTTTGATGCCTGCCCTCTGAGGCCTCTGTGAGGCCCTGTGAGAAGGCCTGCCCTGTGATGGATCAAGCTGCCCATGGGCCAGTGATTGGCCAGCCCTGATGGCTGCTAGTGGCCGCTGACGAAAGACTCGCTAGCCTGCCGAAAGTAGGGGCCAGCGCCCCCGGATTGTTTGCACACTGGAGCCACCAGGAGCCCTGTGACAATTATCACATCGGCATAGGTAAAATTATCCATCATGCCCGTGTCCAACCTTGCGTACCTGTGATTCATGCAGATACGCAGGATCTGCAAACCCCAGTCATAGCAAGGGTTCTCAGGGAAGCCAATGGACACTGGACATGGACACAGGCCAAGGCCTGGCAGGTGCTATGTATAAAATAATGCTTATTGATGTGATCCAGAATCTGTCAAGTACAAATGATACAGACCGGGGTGCCGGGGAGGGGTGGGTTCCAGCATGTATCAAAAAGCACACCCACCCCTTTCTTGAAATTTAGAAATTTTCAGATTTTTCGGGATTTGAAACGCACTCCAGGGGGTTGAACCCCGGCGATGATGTCACTAGAACAACCTCAACCTAGAACTGTCTGAGAGGCGTCTATGAAGCCCCTGTGCGACGACGACCTACGCCGATGGGTTCGGATAACGGATGCGTGGTCCATCGGCATTCCACCGCGTGTAGCCATCGCAGAGGTCTGTGCGAGCCAGGAGGACTGGAGCGGGCTAGTTCACCGCGTCATCATGAATCTCAGTGAGCGACAGGAGTCTGACCCGGTACGACTGCAAACACTGGATCTAATACACCGAATGCTGATGGACCGTTAGCCGGCCCCCCTGTACTCGCCACCACCGCGAGCTTTTTTGTTCTTACCAGAACATTTCCTGTTTTATTTGACACGTTTGGAACGAAAGGGGTTGCGCTTGGAACGCAACCTCAATAAAACCAGAACGGAAACAGGTTATGAGCGATGACTCCATCCACCTATCTAGCACTACGAGCTAAGCGGGGGCCGATGCAAGTGACATCGGAACTCAGCGATCCAGAGGCCGTTACCAAGGTCCGATGCCTAAACAAAGAGATGAAGTCTCTTATGAAGTGGCACGACTCGGGGGTTTTGGAAGAGACCGACCGAAAGCTGGTTGTCAAAGCAGTCCAGCAAGTCACTGAGGAATTGATCCAAGTGATGACTACACGTCGCAGCCCAGCGGCAGCAGGTTTGACCTGTGTTTGAGGTTTACGACAAGCGTCGTTGCGAGGTGATTGCTCAAACCGACTGCAAAACCAAAGCAGTGGAGTTAGGAAAAAAGTCATTAATGATGGCTTTCCCGTCGAGACGCCTTGAAGACATTGTCATCAGGAAAAGCATTGAACCACCGATAAGTGTCTCAAGGCTTCCAGGATTTCTAGATCCAAATGCTCCTCAACGTAAAAGAAAACCTCGCCGTAAATGAACATCATGACTGCCCGGCACCTTGTGAAAACAGCCAAACAACAAAAGAAAAAGAGCATCTTCTTCGCCATGTCACTTGAAAAGTCACCAATGGACTGGACTGAAGCCGACTTTGCCCGTGAATGCGTTCAGTATTGCGAGCGTCGTGAGCAGATCGAATCGTTAAAAGCGGATCAGGACGCCCACGGTTCGGAGCTTCTCAGTTACTTCCGTGAAAACGAGATTAAGGATTTCACGGTGGTCAATAAGACCATCACTGCGACTTCCAGATCCAAAAAGAAGTATTCACGCAAGTGTGAGCGTGAAGAGGAGCGTCTGAAACAGCAGATCAAAGCGATGAAGGAACTGGAGGAGAAAGCCGGTGACTGCTCTGTTGTGAAAAACGAGTACAACCACATCACGGTGAGCAGCGCCGGGGAGGTACACGAATGACTACTACTGATTGGAGAACAAGATTTGATCGACGTGTAGACAACTGTCCAACTGAATGGAGTGTTCCACTAACGGAAGTTGTAGACACGGCAGATGCGATTCGTATTGCTCTCGATGAGTGGGAAATACATGACCCACAACTTCTGCTGGGACTGACCCGTTTGGTCTTAGAGCGCCACGACAGGGAGGCGAACAAATGAAAGTTTTGATGATGGCTCCGATATATGGATTCATCTTGTGGGCGATTTTATTCACGCCCTGGCCCACGTCAGACGAACTGTTCAATCCGTTGAGTAAAGAGCAGATGGATGCTCTAACGACGCGGGACTACACATCAATGAGGACCAACTAATGGAATTCGAGGATTTTTGCATCAGAGCCCGTGTCTTCCGAACAGTGACAGGCCGAGCTTATTTCGTTTGTCTAATCGACGGTAACTATTCAGTTGTTACTGATCCACCGAGCTGGGAGTCGATTCAGTACACCGCCACAGCACCCACACGTCATCCTTCCGACTCATGAGCAACAGACTGATTTTCAACGGTGGTTTTGGTGTGAATGCACCGCGAGCAAAGTTCACTGCGGATCAAATCACCGACATCCGCAAGCGTCACATCGACGGAGAGAAGGTCCAGTTCATTGCAGCCCACTACAAGGTCAATCCTTCGACCATTTACAACATTGTGGCAGGGCGAACTTATCCCGATGAGACATTCTCAGCGTTAGGGAGAAGTTTCCAGCGAATGAGACAGGACTGGAAAAAGAAAAACGCCTCGGTTTCTCAGGCCGAGGCTTAGTTAACCACCCGATTCTCAGGCCGGGGGTTTCTCTCGCCACCACTGCTGATGATCAACAAACCATCGGCAGGCAGTGGGAGCGGAATCCGATCAAAGTTTCCGCTCGCCAAGAACTATAGCACCTCCATAACCAAAAGAGGTTATGGGCAACCAACTTTCTTGAGGCTTCCAAATGACCGTAATGATGGGCAAGTACGAGGGGCCGCATTCCACGGCCAAGCATGAAAACCGTGCTGTAAGCGATAACCAGCACTTCGGCGCGATGAGTACCGAGTTATGCCAGGTGCTTCTGGGAGGAAAGACCGGAGCGCGTCTCACTTCCAGGCAGCGCAGGCGGGCTCTAAAGCGCAAGTCCAAATCCCCCACGGTGCCTGGGTTTATCAGCTTTAAATAATCCGCTGGCAGGACAAGGGAATTGATTACTCCCTAAAGAATGCTGCCCTGTGACGCACGCCACTACTCGGGCCGGGTGGTGGGGACTACCTAAGCGAGCTGATTTACCGCAGCTCAACCGGGGCGTGCCTCTCACAAGAGAAGAGGTTCCCATTGAGGAGTGCGGGTGGTTCCGAGGGGTGATTCCCACATAGGGCCTGCACTAAGCATTCGGTCTGTAAGACCAGCCAACAATTTTCTACATTGCTTTTCCACAAATGAAGTTCAAACCAAACCGATCTTTCCGTCCAGTGGGTAGGGCTTACACGTCCTATTTACGGAATACCGGACAACTCAAGGAATTAAAGGTAGTTAAAACCGAAGAGAGTGAATCTGATCGCCGCCTTAGATTAATCAAAAGGAGAGAATTTTGGAACAATGTATTTAATTGGGATTGATGAAGCCAAAGACAGGACAGAGGTCTGGCTTATTGAGCGACTCATCTATCACATGGACAGACTACAAGGCGATGATGCACAAGCCCTCGCCGACGAGTGGGGTTTTAATTGGCCTAATTGTGAGGATAGTTACTCCTAAGCGAGCTAATCAGGTCCGCTAAATTTAGTTTTCCCGCGATTTATGAATGTACCCACCAGCGTTGATGGTGAAGACCATCAAGCCTTTCACTGAGCTGATTCCATTCAAAGCGTTGAGCGACGTGGATATGGATGAAGCAAACGCAAGATTTGAAGCTAACGGCGAACCGTACAAGATCATCAGATTGGCTCAACAAACGGCCGCGTGAAATACGGTTATATGGAAACAGGAGTGAGCAGCATGTGGAGTACATCACTGAAAGTTCAGTACCGCTGATTGTGCTGCCCTCTGGTTTTCGGCACCCACTCGCAGAGCAATTCGAGGAAATAGACGAGGATGGCGACCTTGTCCGTTCCTATAACGAGTGGGGTCTAGCCTCAGTGCTGGCCTACGCTTACAGCCGTCGAGTCGAGCGCCACGCCGACTATTCGTCTATGGAAATGATCATCGGCGAATGTCTTGAGCAATCACGGCACACCACAACTGAAAACAAGGAACTGTTCCGTGCGATAAAAAGGTGTATCAAGGCTGGCGATGAAGACCAAGCTATGGGCTACTCAAAAGTATTGATCTCTAAAATTGGTTTAGCTCTTGCTGAACAGCATGAGCACCTAGAAGTTATGGAAGACGATGAGGAAGATTGAGCCGTCGCTTAATGACCAACTGCGTTATACCCAATTCGTAAGAGGTATTGAGAAACTTGACCATTCAGAGCTTAAGGACGTAACTGTCGAACTAGCCAAGCTTGCTTTATTGATGCAGCCTGCTGCATTGCGATGGGCTGCAACTGAGGCTGCTATGAATTTAGGAGGATTATATGGATCGCCCTGACGGATTGAATGAACGTCAGATACTTGCGGCACAAGCCTTAGCGAGTGGATGTTCATGGAAGGACGCTTCTCGTAGGGCCAAATGTTCGATGGAAGCGATCCGTGGCTGGCGAAAGCAGACGGCCTTCAACGATGCGGTCTGGCGCTACCAACAGGAGATCTTCCAGCAGACATTCGGGGTGGTTTCCGCGGCACTTCCAACAGCAATCATGAAACTGCGCGAGATTGTCGAGGAGGACGATCCAGACACTCCGGCATCAGTAAAAGTACAGGCGATCAAGATCCTGATTGATGCAAGTCAAAAGCAATACGAGACCAGGACTATTGAGCGTCGAATTGAACAACTAGAGAGTTATGCAAGGGCGACTGTCGTCGAGGTTGAACCAGCTGGAGCGATTCCACCAGGAACGCCAGGAAGCTGAGGAGCTACGAAAGAAGTTCACGACAGCAGAGGGCTTTGTCCCTCAGTTCCCTACTGCGGATCAATGGGACAAGTTTGCGCCTTTGACATGGATCAAGACGGGGGGCACGGTCAAGCCCTTCAAACCGTTCGAGGTGCAGAAGGAGTTGGTGCAGTCGATCTGCAAGAACCAGTACACGATCATCCTAAAAAGCAGGCAGGTAGGGGCATCTGAGACGGTCTGCTCTTATTTGCTGTGCAGGGCACTGACGGAACCGGGCTTCTCTGCTGTGGTATTCAGCAAGACGGCTACTGACTCCGGGTCATTAGGTAAACGGATCAGAGCCCAAGCAGCAAGCATTGCGAATACAGAGTTGGAGTTCACGACTGAATCCAACAGCGAGCTTGCGTTCCGGGGCCTAGGGACGTTGTACTTCCTACCTGCTACGCCCCGTTCAGCCCGCGGAATCCCCAGCGTCAGCTGCGTAGTTTTGGACGAGGCCGGCTTCCTCGAAGGTGTGGAGCAGATATTCACCGCCGTTCAGCCCACGATGGCGACCTTGGGAAACGATCCGGTCAAAGGGGGCAAGCTGATCATGATGAGCACGCCCAACGGCCTGGGCAATATGTTCTCGAATCTGTGGCACTCAGTTGGAGAGGACTGGAACCGATTCAAGATTCACTACAGCCAGATCCCGATCTACAGCAAAGATCCGAAGTGGGCGGAAAAAACAAAGGCAAGATCAAAGCTTTCAGATAGATCTTGGAAACAGGAATATGAGATGGACTTCATCTCAAGTGAAGCTCAGATTTATGACCCCGAACTAATTGCCCTGGCCTGTAACGGCGAGTGTATTGAGACAGGTTTTGTGGGCAGGGAATACATCATGGCGATCGATCCAGCAGCAGGCGGTAATGACTACTGGTGCTCAATCGTGGTTGATGCCACTAAAGCCCCCTACCGCGTTGTGAATGTCTTCAGGGAGCGTCACAAGTCAAGCGACCATTGCATTCGTCAGATTATCGAGCAAGCCGAAAACTTCTATCCATCCAAGGTGATTATTGAGAAGAACGGTGTGGGCGCGATCGTCTCAGAGGTTCTATCTCAAAAGCTGTCTAAATACCAAGTCGAGCCGTACAACACCAACCGTCCAAACAAGATTTCTAATACAGATCGAATTGCATATTTGTTGGAGAGGGAGGAGTTGATGCTTCCCTACGAGCCATTCCATCAAGAGTTATTGATGTTCCAACAAAAGGAAAGTGGAGTGAGAGAAGCAGGTGAAGGAGCGCACGATGACTCAGTAATGGCACTAGCTCTGGCAATGCAAGCTTGTGCTACAACTCCAACAGCTGATTGGTTAGATCTTGTCTGAAATTACTTGGATAAGTGCTGCAAAAACTAAGGAACGATTTGACCGACAACTTGCATGTGTCAAGGACATAGTTTCTGAGTATTCCGATGAAGAGCACGGGATGCTTATGTTGCAGAAGCACTTATTGGAAGCTGCGACTGAATTGCATCAGTGGCATTCAACGAAAGAGAAAGATCTACGCTTATTCATCGCTAATCTGGAGTTAATGAGTTAGTCGTAAACATTGGCGGAAACTTCTGAAACTCCAGGCCAAAATAATAGTGACCGCCTTGATGGTGTTTTAACCAACGCGATTACTGGGCTAGGCACCAAGCGCGACAAGAGCACTTACTACAAAATTCATAGTCAGGCACAGCTTTCTGAGGAGGAGCTGGAGGCTTTGTACTACGACCCGTTGTGTCGCCGGGTTGTGGACATCTTTGCTGAGGCTGCAATTACGAAGCCACCAACAATCAAATTTGCGGAAGAGCCTGAAGGTCACGATGAGGTCATTAGGCGTTTCGAGAGATTTCTGATTGATTGCGACTTCTATTTTTATATTTCTGAGGCTCTAAAGCTGCAGAGGATTTATGGCGGCGCTGCGATATTCATCGTTTGTGATGACGGCAGGGATGTCACCGAGCCTTTAGATCCGACTCGCATTCGCGAGATCACTGATCTAGTGCCACTGTCAAAACGTGAGATCAAGCCTCACGACTACAACTATCTGAACTATCGCAGCGGTGGTGAGCTGTATCGAATCAGTACCAGCAAATCACTTAATGAGCAGAACGATCTGCAGTACATGCTGGTTCATTCGAGCCGGGTACTGCGTTTCGACGGACTGTATTTACCGTGGCGTCAACGAATAAATAATGACGGGTGGGGGCAAAGTTTCCTGCAGCCGTTCTTCGAGCCTTTCAAGCGGTATCGAGGTGCATGCGACGGGTTAGCGACGATGCTCAATGAATTTGATTTATATGTCCATAGCCTGCCTGGGTTGGCAAACAAGATCGCAGCGGGGAAGGAGTCAGCTCTAAAGAATCGAATGGAGGCCAACGCCCTGGCCCGTTCGATCTATGGGGGACTTGTACTTGATTCTGAGGAGAAGGTCGAGTTCCTAAGCAGGAGCCTGGGCGGCGCACAGGACATTTTCGACCGGCTACTTGACGACCTAGTTGCAGCGGCTGATATGCCGAAACCGCTGCTGTTTGGAACAAGCCCTGCTGGCGGACTTAGCGAAAGCGGCAAGTATGAGGACAAGGTGTGGGCCGCCACTGTTGAGCGGTATCAAAACCACAGCCTGCGCCAATCACTCACGCAGTTCTTCACGATCATCTTTTCGATGCGTGGCGGTCCGACGAATGGAGTGACGCCTGGCGAGTGGTCCGTTCACTTCCCGCCTTACTTCGCGGTGTCTGACGCTGACCGAGCGAATTTGCGACAACAGGTGGCGTTGACGGACCAGATCTATCTGAACGCCAATGTGATCACACCTATGGAGGTGAGAGCCAGCAGGTTCGGCGGCACTGAATACGGTCTGGACACTGTGCTGCACCAGGAGGAGGAAGAACGTCTATTGGCCAAGCGGGAACTGCAGCATGAGGCGGCACTCCAAGGATTCGAGGGCCAGCGCCAACGATTAGAGAACGGCAACGGCGACAAGGTCGAGCAAGAGGAGGACTTTCAGCCGACAGGCTTCAAGGCCGACAGTCAGTTCATTCAAATGAATGGGTTGACGTTGGTTGCAGGGCCTCGACAGGGCGTCTACAGGGAGGCTGAGCTGGTCCATCCAGACGGCCAACGCAATGACGCTGAGCCGGTGATCCTGATTGGCGAGCGACTGCTCGATCCGAAGATCTACAGGGGCTACTACCGGCGAGAGGACGAGACGATTCATCCAGGCCCGCTGCTAATGGGCTTCTATTCGTCACGGTCAGCAGGACGGGCACTGAAGGAATATGCGGACGGTCAGGAGATCAGCGGTCTGGAACGTCTACATGACGTTGACGTGCTTCACCTAAAGGGCACCTACGACGACTACTACGCCGACGCTGAGTCGATTGAGTATGCCGGTATGAAGTTTCCCGGATACAACAAACCGATCGCTACTCCAGGGCACGATTCCAAGAGCCACGCGGTGCTGGCCAGAGAAGGTGACGAGATCAAGTTGATCCGCTTCGGTCAGCAGGGGGTCAAAGGATCCCCAAAGCGTAAGGGCGAGTCTGCTGCCTCACGCAAAAGACGTGAAGCATTCAAGGCTCGCCACGCGAAGAACATCGCCAAAGGAAAGATGAGCGCGGCTTATTGGTCCTCGAAGCATAAATGGTGATGGATGAAACCGATATTGAAATCAACCTGACGTGCAATTTATCCACCTTGCGAGTTATGTATAAGTCACTTTGTGAGTCTTATGAACGCTGGCCGGGTGGACATCCAGATGAACAGGTAATGCTTGAAAAAATGAAAAATAGTTTGTATGTCGTGCTCTACAGCACTCTCATTGAAAATGGTTTGATCTGAATATGGATGAACTACTGGATGAATACAATGAACTGCTACGAGAGCAGGAAGCTGCGATTATTGCTGCGATCGTAGCGATTTTACAGAGGCAATCTACTCGTCTTCTTCAGCGTACTTACGACCAGTTACAAAGCGGTCAATTTCGTCTTGCAGTGACAGGGACGGATCTTTCATTGATTGATCCTTTAGCACCGGATCAGACTGACGAGATTCTTGAATTGTTCGAGCAGCTTCTGCAAGGATCGACGAGCCTAGGTCTGGATTTATCTGCAAAGCTGTCAGAACCTGTAATTGATACTCCAGTTGCAGCAGCGATTTCAGCTGCAACAGTTGTAGCAGCAGCCCGAAGATCAAGAGGATACCTAGAGAGACACGCCAGATCGTTTGCGGCGGCAGTTGCAGGAGGTGTTGCATCAGGCTTAGTCAAAGGAGAGTCAGTTGCTCAGCTAACCCGAGAATTTGAGTCAAAGTTCAACTTGACCAAGTCGAGGGCTGAGGTGATTGTCAGGACAGAGTCCTTACGGTCTTACAACGATGCTGTCAGAGCTTTTTACGCTCAGAACGGGGTACAACTTGTTATTTATTATGCAGTTCCTGATGATCGCACCTGTCCTTATTGTGCGGCACAAGCGGGAAGAGTATTCAAGCTAGGTGCTATTCGGTTGCCAAGACATCCGCAGTGTAGATGTAGTTTGGCTCCTTATAGTACGAATCAATATGAAACCAGTCCTAAATACGAAGCTGCTAGAAGAAGTCATCGAAATGAAGTTCTTCGATATGCTAAAGACAGGGGAATTCAATTAGACGAAGGCCCCGCATACTTTGAGCAATCCCAGCCCCTCCCCGCACGGAAAGATGGAAAATCAGAACACTAGAGACGACATGAGTGGTGCGTATAAAACTCAAGAAGAGGCAAGAAAAGCAGCTGACCGTATGGGGCTCAAAGGTACTCATACCCACAAAGGGGAGGACGGCAGCACCTTGTATATGCCTGGAAGATCGCACGAAGACTACATGCGTTATATGGAATCGAAGAAAGACGGGCACGGCAAGAAAAAGGATATGCACATGAAGAAGAAAAAGACCAAGTTCCAGGCAGCCAGGGACGCGATGTATAAGAAGATGATGGATCGCAGCTATAAGAAATCATCTGAGGACGTAGCTGAAACTGAGACTCCAGAAGTCAAGCCTTCTCCGTATGCAAGTGGTTTTGACGCTGCCGACACCACAATCGGGCGTGTGTTCGACGATGTGCTGTGAGCAAGTTTCGCGATAAAAAATTGCACAGCTCTGCGGTGGCGGCTGCAAAGCGGAAATTCAAGGTGTGGCCGTCTGCTTACGCCTCTGGATTTGTGGTGCAGCAGTACAAGCGGCTCTATAAGAAAAAGTACGGATCTCTGAGCGGTGCCTTCAGGGGCGACGACCTGGGCAAGTGGTTCGGTGAGAAGTGGGTACGGATCGGCTCTACCGGCAAGATCATGGGTCCATGCGGCGGCCGTTCATCAAAGGAAGGCAAACCAAAGTGTCTGCCGCGAGCAAAGGCCCAATCACTATCTACAGCAGAGAGAAAACGTCTAGTCGCCAGAAAGCGCAGTAAAGATCCCAACCCCAGCCGGAGAGGAAAGGCAATTATGACCAGTAGTAAAACTTCCAGAGATACCGAAAGACTTGTAGGAATGCTGAAGAATAAGCCGAAGAAAACCCAAAAAGTTAGGTCAAAGTTGGTCAAACTGATGGACGGCTATAAGAAGCCCCGTTTTTACTAATAAAGCTCTGGTACAAAAAAGTAACTGAAGACAGGTTGTGCCCGTCAGAGATACGAGCCATAAAGGGGCTTTGGGTGAGCAATTATTTGCCAATCACTTTCTGGAAAATCGAATTTTTATTTCTCAACCCATATATGACCTGTGGGGCGCAGACTTTGTTGTTGAGTGGGAAGGTGGTTTACACAAGGTCAACGTAAAAACAATGAGTAAACAGAAAAGAAGGGGCTATTTCCAAGTTAATTTAAGGCACGGTACTAACGGGCTTTCAAGATACGAGCCTGGCCAGATTACATATTTTGGTATCGTTAATTTGTTCTACAAACGTATCTGGATGGTGCCATTGGAGGCGGCCAGAAATAAAGGATTGTGTTACTTCGGGCCTTTAGAGAATAGGCAAAAAAATACCACGTCCATGTTTCGTTGGGAAAACTATCGAATCAAGTAGTCGTAGTCTTGATTAGCGAATAGATGCAGATAAAATAAGATAGTATCAAGATATGGAACAAGTTTCTAGGTACGATTACGGTCAAGTAACTAGAAAGGAGACAACTCCCGAAGGTTACTTAAAAGTATGGTGTAAAGCTGCCCGAACGGGAACACAGCTTTATACCCGAGGTGATGGAACGCAAGTGCGTGAATATCGCCCCGAGGAAGAAGTATCGAAACCAGAATCTTTAGCTTCCTTCGGAATGAAGGCCGTCACGATGGGACATCCCAGAGTGCAGCTGGATTCTGAGAACACAAAGTTATATCAAATCGGTCATGCGGGATCGCAAGTCCGATTCTCTGATGGTTTTGTTGAGGTAGCAGTCGTCATTACTGACGCTGATGCGATCGAGAAAATCAACAGAGGGGATGCACAGGAAGTAAGCGCGGGTTACCGCGTTGATTACGACCCAACTCCCGGTATGACGCCAGACGGACAATCCTATGACGGCGTCCAGAGGAACATACTCGTGAACCATATCGCGATAGTTCCGAAGGGCCGTGCAGGATCTCAGGTTCGTCTACTCCTCGATTCATGTGACCGCAATGATGCGGTTGCAGACATCGAAAAACCGTCGAATTCGCCCGCTATTTCAATGGCAAGAATTAACCTCGATGGTTTGGAAATCGAACTCTCCGCAGACGCTGCAGGTGCGGTCCAATCCTTCGTGAAGGAGAACGGGCGTGCCCAGGCGGAACTCCAGCAGAAGCTGGATTCACAGGAAGAGTTGATCCAAACTGCAATTACCGAAAAGACTCAGATTCAAGACCGTGCCGACGAGGCAACTGAGCGGATCAAAGAACTAGAAGCACAACTGGCCGAGGCCATTGCTGCTAATGAGCAACGCGATGATTCTGCAGACATTAGTGCTGCAGTTAACAAGCGTCTGGAAGCTCTACAGAAATTTAGCCCTATTCTCCCAGACGATTTCAAGTTTGACGGAGAGGACGAAAGCCAACTAATGCACTTGGCTTATCAGAACGTCTTTGAGAAGGAGTGCCGCTCTGACGCCTCTGCTGATTACCTGCTGGGAATCCTGGACGGTGTATTGGCCGCTATGGAGGATATTTCAGAAGACGAGGAAGAGGTTAAATCGGATTCTGACGATTTTGCCCCTGATGAAGACGGCTCCAATGTGGCCGAGGTTCGTGCTGCCCTTGCACAAGTAAAGGCAACTGAAAAACTCGACGCAACTGATTCCTACCGCGATCAACTCTTGAACGGTTGGAAGAGCAATCTTTCTGCAAACGCTTGATAGGAGATTAACTAATGGCTGTTACTTACACTGCCTCTAGCGGTTCCCCCGCTGGTGTGCAAGGCGCATACGCGCTGAACCTGACCAAAGGTCATGAGGGAATGCTGGGCAATGCCACGGCATACACCGCTCTGGCCTATGAAAACGAGACCGGCGCGGTAATTCCGTTCGGTCATGCTGTGCTCAACAACGGATCAGGCACTGCTGATCTGTCTGCAAAGTTGCCTGCTGGTGCATCCGCCACTCAAGTGGTTGGTATTGCTCTGGATAGCCTGACTTTTGTTCTTGACGACAACGCCACAACTGCTGATGGCCGTAAGGGCTATCCAGCTCAGAAGGCTTGCAACATTTTGAGCGAGGGTATCGCCTACGTCTACAGCAAGGACGCAATCGCAGTTGGCGATGCAGTCCGTCTGTATCACACCAATGGTGCTTCTGCCGCTTCTGATGGAAGCTACGCCGGTCGGTTTGGTAAGACCGCTGTTGCTGGAAAAACCTTCGAGGTGACTTCTGGCGCTCGCTGGTTGAGCAGCTGTGCTGCTGGTGGAATCGCTCTTCTGGAGATCGACGCCGCTGCACTGGCTGTCACTGCTGATACTTGATAACTAGGAGGTTTTAATTATGTCTAGCGAACTGCGTAATGACGAGGTAGGTATCTATCTCGCACGCGAACTAGAAACAATTCTGGCTCGGACTTATGAGGTCGAGTACAGCGATATTGTCTACTCCCGACTGCTTCCTGTTAGTCAAGAAGTAGCGGAGACTGCAGAGTCTTATACCTACCGAATCTTCGATGCTCAAGGCAGCATGAAGATCATTCAGGACAAGGCTTCCGATCTGCCCCGTAGCGACGTGCTCCGTAAGGAAGTCACCGCGAAGGTGGCCACAATCGGCGGTAGTTTTGCATATACAGTTGCTGAGGCAAGAGCCGCTGCGACTATTCCTGGAATGAATCTTGAGCAGCGCCGCGCTAATGCAGTGCGTCGTAGTGCAGAAGAGAAGATTCAGGAGATTGCATTCTTCGGCGATTCAAGTGTCGGCCTCGAAGGTTTCTTCAACTCGGCACAAGTTGACAAGGTTGTTCCCGACAAGTGGTGGACCGACTCTGCTACAACCACCGACGAAATGATTGACTTGCTCAATGAGCCAGCCACTCGGATCGTGCAAAATAGCCGCCAAAAAGAGCGCCCCAATACGTTGCTGCTCCCCCTGGATGCTTACCGCAAAATATCAACTACTCCACGCAGTAGCAGTAGCGATACTACGGTACTTGAGTTTTTCCTTCGGACAAACCCTTACATCACTTCGGTGGAGCCAATCAACGAGTTGGCTGCTGCAAACTCCAGCCTGTCTAAGGACCGTGTGATTGCATACGATCGTTCACCCGACAAGCTGCAACTGCACCTGCCTAAGACTCTGGAATTTCTTCCGCCGATTCGCGCCGGTTTGGAATTTTCCGTCGCTGCGATGGCAAAAGTTGGTGGAGTTTCTCTCTACTATCCCAAGTCCGCTATTGTTCTTGAGAAAGCCTGATAAGGGTTTATAAATTTTCAGATCATGCTCGTTATCTACAGTCCTCAACTCGAAAATCCTCCCCGCGATAAAGATGTCTCTTTAGGCTTCTCACTTATTACCGGGGAGGTGGGGTCAACTAAATACGTTGAACTTAAGGCTGGTGTCAATAGAGATATTGATGCCGACCTATGGGACAAGATCAAAGTGATGCCTCTGGTCCCCGAACTCATTGAGATCGGGGCCATCAGGGTCGAGGAAGATGTAGAGGTCATTTCAGAGGCACCTGTCGCCAAGGGTGGACTGGCTAATAAAGCAGTCAAGGTGTCTCTTGATCTGATCAACAAATCCTTTGACCTTGAGCTTCTCAAGGAATGGGACATGGCTGAAAACCGCGTTCGAGTGAAGAACGCGATTGCACGACGAATCAAGCAGCTAACAGAAGGAGACGGCTAATGGCCTGGACCAGCACGACATTTTTAGAGCGTTTTCCAGAGTTCAGCAATCTGGATGCGCCAGTCGTGACTGCCACCATTCAAGAGGCCGAGCGTCAAAACAACGCTGATATTTGGGGTGATCAGTACGATGATGCCGTCTTGTATTTGACGGGTCATCTACTGGCCTCAAGGACACAGGCTATTGGTCAGCAAGTCGGGGTAACCGGCTCTGCCAGAGTTAGTAAATATGTCGGTGCGGCAGGTTATACCCTGGCTGATACAACATATGGAGCTGCTTACTTATTCCTTCGGGAGGGCGTAGTCGAAATGACTGGGTTTTGTTTCTGATGGGCGCTTACTCTCCTTATGACAACGCAAGTC